GCTAGGAAGAATTCATAGATCTCTATGGCATCAGCTCTGTTCTTTACTACATATGATACATCAAAGGTTGTTCTCTGGTACTGCCATCTACTGTTTCTGTACTCTTTACCATTACCATAAACAACTACATCAGTCTGGAAACCTAATCCAGACCTAGTACCTAAGCTTATATTAACAGGTAGTCTCACATCAAAATATGTCATTCTTAGCTATTCCTTAACATTTGTTTAGCTTCAGACTCTATTCTACCACGAGCTGATTGGAAGCTGGTAGCATCCTTAGCCACTACATTAATGTTTACAGCTCTGTTATCTGTGTTATTAGATACAGCTCCTGCCGCTGTGGATAGTGCATCAGTACCGATTGATGGTAATCCTATAGCACCTCCTAGTAATCCGAATATACCTCCTAGATCACCTATACCGCCTGCACCAGTACCTGAAGATCCTCCAAATACTGTTTGGCCATTCTGAGCTGTACTGCCAGCTAATGCTCCTGATATAGTAGTCTGTAGGTTAGTTATTAAAGGCGATATCAACATAGCATCAATAATAGATGTTAATAGACTCTCTACATAAGTCTTAGCTATTGCTTTGAAGTCAGTGTCTTTACCTAGTATCTTACCGGCTATAGTCTGTGACATACCTTCACCTAAAGTATCTAAGGCAGAATTAAGATCTTCAGCTAGTCTACTGGATACACCAACAGAGAATGATTCAGAGAATACCTTAGCAGCTTCTTTTCCTGTTTCCTCTAGGGCTGTGTACTCTCTGTCAACTAAATCAGCATCAAACTTAATAGGCTTAACACTAGCTAATAGGTCTTCTACTTCTACAAGATTATCTTGGAACTGTTTCTTCAGGTTCTTACCTATTTGCCCTACAGCACCTCCACCTGAGTCACTTAAGAATCCATTAGCTAAACCTTGTGTAATATCTTCTTTGTTAGTGTTAAAGAATCTATCCCTAGTCTGCCTGGCTTCCTCATAAGCTCTCTCTAAAGTTACAATAGCTTTAAGAGTGCCTTCTATCTGTTCCTGAGGGGCATTACTGTCTAGCATAGCGCTGTATTTCTTCTTAGTGTCTTGTAGTGTAAATCCTAATCTATTAGCGTTTGCCTCTAATCCTTTGAAGGTATCAGCAAAGTCTCTTTCACTCTTAGATGTGATAATATCATCGAAGCCTGGTATCTTATCTAATAAAGATGATAGATCATCAATCTTATCAAAGACCTGATCAAAACCTGCCTCTATTGTCATGGCAGCCTGTACACCTACTTCCTTCATAGTTAAGAAAGCTGCTGCCAGTGTTATTACCACGCTTCTACCATTAGCCATTGCTTCAGTATTGTTTACAGCTGCTTTATTAGTATCATTAAAGGCTGCTACAAATAGATCACCTACTGTAGAGGCTGCTCCTGCAAGCGTAGTAGTTACATTAGTCATCTGATTTATAGCATCAGCGCTTATCAATACACCATTCTTAATAGTGTTGAAGGACTCTTCATATGTTTTAGGTAGTTTGGCAGCTTCCTTACGGGTTTGTTCAGCTGAATCTATAAGACCTTTAAATACATCTTTAGATAATAACCTACCATCCCTTACAGCTTGCTGCATCTCAGCTCTAGTCATACCCATCTGCTCAGCTACCTTAGTGATTAGCTCTGGCATCTGTTCAATTATTGAGTTAAATTCCTCAGCACGAAAGAACACTGAGCCTAAGCCCTGTGCTAACTGTCTTGTAGAGTTAAGGATATCTTCTTTACTAGAACCAGATATACGACCTAAGTTTGCTACGGTATCTGTGATGGTTAATAACTCATCTTGAGTAGCTTTAAGAGCCTTACCAGATATAGCAAGACGTTGGAATAACTGTACGTTAGCTTTAAATACTGTGCCAGTCTTCTGCGATATTTGTAGTAAACCTCTATAAGCTCTTTCAAACTCTTCTGTAGAGTCTGTAGCTGCCATAAGCCTGTTACGCACCAATGCACCAGCATCAGCAATTGCAACAAACTCTTTAGAGAGCCTTACACCAGCAAACACAGCCGCAGCAGCGCCAGCAGCTCTGAATGCATTCCCCATAGTTAGTAGTGATTTACTAGCTTGCTTTGAATTTCTATCTACCTTCTCTATTTTATTTAATGCTTGATCCACGTTAATGAATTTTGCATTTATTTTAAAAAATACCTGGCCGAGATCAACTGCCATAACAACTACTCCTTACTTAGGTTTTATTTACCTACCATGGTTCTCATGATACCCATGTAGTTCACTCATTCTATTGCGCCAGTCTATAGCGTCTTGTTTAATCTTAAAATGTTTACGTTTACACTGTCCTGATTTTAAATGTATCTTAGCTACCCAACATTGCCTATCTTCTCTCCAATACACTCCTGTTATTCCTGATGTATTATCTGTTCTCTTCTTTAGGTTCTTCATGTTTATTTTATGTGGTACATCTCTTAAATTATCTATGTGGCAGTTACTAGGATTACCATCCTTGTGATCAATAGTATCTGTAGGCAATTCCCCATACACAAAAAACCAAACTAACCTATGCGCTAATAAAGGTATTTTGCCCACACTTAAAACCTTATAACCATCTTTTCTAGTGTTAGTGGCTACATCGCCTATATTATAACGCTTACAGTTTACCTTATATTTGATGTCATAGGTATCGGTACATAAATAAAGGTAATCATGGATGTTATCTAGTGTTAAGTTTTTAAGATTAGAGACGTAGTTATTATCTATCTCCCATTGTTTCCTTCTGTCTACGGCTTCTTGTTCTGTGTCGAACCAACCTAAATACTTTTTACCGTTATTAAATCTTGCAGGGCAATTAGCCACCCATTTATTATATTTCTTGTTTTTATACACACCATTTCTCATTACTTATACCTCAAAACCATTATTATAGCATTATAAGGATATAAGTAATGTTAAATGTTATTACCTACCTTTATTAGGCTGCTTCTTTGGTTTATTAGCTTCCACTTCTAGCTTGAAGTAATATGACCATCCCATGTATTCATCGACAGTCATATATTCATCTACCTCCCAAACGAACTTAGATAGCTCCTTGGCAATCTTGTGTTTGAGGATACGTTCACCATCTAGCTTGAAGTGTTTGAATCCTTTCCCTCATCATCCTTTAGCATTACCTCCGTGATAGCTTCCTTAGCGGCGCTCATCATTCCATCTAGGCTCTGTCCCATGAAGGTTGCATAGTCTGTGTCATCAAAGATTGTTTCATTAGTGCCTGGTACTACCGTTAGTAGAATCATAGCCCATATTGAAGTATCAATGTTAGTATCTGATTTCTTAACTATCTTAGTAAACTGACCTACTGTAGGTTGTAATATTTCATACTCGTTGCCTGCATAGGTGAATTTAACTCTCTTTAGAGTAGTACTCTTTAGTGCTGCTGATCGTAATGTGTCTCTTGTAGTCATAATAATACCCCTAAAATAAAAAGCCCCCTCCTAAGAGAGGGTTGAGGAAAACCTCTATTGTTTTAATTAATGTTAGATTGAATTCAATGCTCCGTCGCCAGTTAAGTTGATGGTCAGGCGAGGCATATCGTCTATACTTGACTCTAATGATATATCAGATACGATAGCCTCCCCTGTCTTGCCTCCTGCTCCACCAATACCATTTGGTAGATACTCCATGAACACTGTAGTCTCGTCATTGAATGCATCTAGAGCAATAATAATAGCATTGTTAAGTGTAGAACTACCGTTGTGGCTCCAATCAAAAGGCTTGTAGTCAGAACTAGGTACACTAAGCATAAATGATACTGATTCAACTTCATTCTCGCCTACCGAGCCTGATTGATTAACACTGCCAATACGGAAGTAGCCGCGCGCTTTAGAGTTACCATCATTATCAGCCTGGATCTCTAAGATGAAGTCATCTCTAGCCTCTAGCTGTTGTTGGAAATCAGAAGCTGCATCAAATATGCCATCAGCATCTAATGTAACTGTTCTAAGACCGTTGATGTTCAGTCTATAACCATCATTAGCTTTAAGGCTCTGGAAGTCACTGTCATCTACAACATTAACACTCTGATTTAGAGTGAAGCTAGTGAATCGGCCTAATACTGCTGTAGGGAAGTAGTTGAAATCAGCAAACAAAGTCCCTACAACTGTATAACCTGCCTTGAATACAATAGTACCGAATAGGTAGTTAAACTCTGCAACCTGATCTGTAACATCTACTGCGTCCTCATATATAATTACTGGGTTATCAGCATCCCAGATATCTTTAGTCAAATCGTTGACACGGTACTCTTGACCTGACACTAGGCTAAGGTCTTCAGTAGTGGCAAATGTAGAAGTACCCTGCTTTAAGATACAAGTCTGGTAGCCTGGCACACCTTTATAGATACCATCTGCTGATAGTGTCCAGTTAAGAATAGAGGTAAAACCTGACTCAAAAGTATTACCTAAAATACTATCGTCAACTACCTCACCATCTGAGGAAAGATCACCTGCATTACTAGGTAAGCTTGTGAATGTGGTGTTATCCGTAGATAACCTAATTAGTTTAGACATTTATAATCTCCTTTGGATTACCATCCATTATTAACATGTTAAAATTCCAGTCTACCATCTTCGTCAAAGTTCTCTCTAACGACCTTAAACCGCATACTGAACCTAGCTCTATTACTATCGTCATAGCCTAAGCCGTTGATGTCGCCTAATATAGTGAATAAGCTATATAAACTACCATTAATTGTAACAGGGTCATGTCCTAAAAGCGAGTTCTTAACATTGTAAGCTATATCGTAACCTGTCTCATAGGCATTCTGAGGGCCTCTGACAAGGACTTGGATGGTTAGCTCATCTCGCTTCCACTTAGGGTTTGAGAAGCTGCCACCGGCATCGTAGACGGCTATAACAGGTTCTACGTTATCAGGCATCTTACCATAGAAGATAGATGTACCAATAACACCTACCCCATCTGTCTGTAGTATCTCTGATATGTCCTTACTAGGTATACTCATTATAATCTCCTGATGCGTGCATAGCTGCCATTGTTAACTACAATGTTTGTAGTATCACTACCATTAGCTACAGCTAGTTCTACATAATCATTCGTATCTAAGGTAACGATGTCCGATACGTTTATATTTAATACATCGAACCCACCTACTAGGTTAGGTACAACACCAAAGGACTCTGCATAATCTACAAATACACTCTCTGAATCATCCCATACTCTAATCTTGACTCTAACAACATCCCCTGATCCTGCTGTTAGTTCTATAGCAAGAGCTGCAATGAAGTCATAGTCAATCTCATCATTTAATGGATTAAGTATTCTATTAGACTCTGGTTGCTCTGTATGATCCTCCTGACCTATTGTAGTTACCCCTGCAACCTTAACAAATACATCTTGAGTTGTTATTACTGTAGCTGCCTGACCTGTCATAGTCCAAGAGCCATTGATGATTGTTCTCTTCAAACCGCTGTTACCTGTCCATAGACTAGCGTTATCAAATGAAGATATATTAGGGAATAGGTTAGGATCTGAACTATTACGTACCCCTGCTCTAGTGTAGAAGCCATTATTAAGCTGTAGTGATAAATCTTTAGCAAAGTTAGTAGGTGAAAAGTCAGTTACAAATGATGTCCCTGCTGGTAGGTCTACGTTGAGGTTCATACCTACACGGCCATTGAATACTAGTCCAGGCCCCGCTATGAATAGGTTACTAGAGTTTCTAGCTATGGTAGCTTCCATTCTAATGCCCCCTACCCAGTTACCTGCGTATGTAATACCTTCTTGAACACTAAAGTAACCTACATTTCTACCTAGCATTTGTCTATAAGCATCCAGTGTACCTAGTGAGGTACAGCTCTCAAAGTTAACAAAGTTAAGCTCTAATGCTGAGAATCCGCTACTATTAACTAAATCGAATACCTGGGCACCTATACCTGATGCTGAGAATGTTAGACCATCTCCTGCCACAAAGAAGTTACCAGCTGTAGTACCTGTGAATAGAGTAGTGCTATCTTCACTAGATATAATCTTACTTATATCGAAACCTAGTCCATGTAGAGTGATGCCTGTGGGAGGTACTGAGATACTTGAAGTACCAATATCTACTATACCATCTATGTAATATGTCTTACCTTGCTGAGGCGTTAGTAAATCCGTTACATTAGCCTGGGATATTATCTTAATCGCATCTACTTCTAATATGCCTTCAGGAAGCTCCTCACTTGTTGAGACTACATCACCTGTAATAAATCTAGAGGCATCTCCAAATTCTAGATCTTCAGTCCCGTTGTTACCGACTAAAGTACCGTTACGTAGTAGTATTAATGTGTCTACTGAATCAGCAAATAGAGGGGCTTGTGAACCTGTTATAGTATATGAGGCATTAGCTGGTATTGTTCTATTAACATCAGTAATGATTACTGGTGCTCCTGTTGTGTTCTTTAATATCTTAGCCATGTTTTTACATCCTATAGTTTACTAGCTTTAGCTACCATGCTTAGTAACCTTTCTTTGTTCTGGTTTAAGGCTATCTCTAGGAACCTAGGGCCTGTACCTTCTGTGGTGAAGTTATATGAGGAAGGCCATTCATGGACAATGGCTGCGTAGTTCTCACCATCTTCACCTATTAGACCATTACCATATTTGATTGTGAGAGTGTATTCTGTCTTAGAATCATTGGTTACTTCTGCTAGGTATGAGTCCCTTAAACCCCCGGTGTCTTTAGGTGTAAGCTCTTGTGAGTCAGTCTTAACACCTTCTTCCCACTTATTTATAGCTGATTCTACTTGTCTTCTTACCTTAGTCTGTAGTCGCTTAAAGTTTCTTGCTATGTCGTCACTCTTCCTAACCACTACAGTACCCCTTTATAGACATTAGCAGTCTGGGTAGCAAACCTACGCAGGACAACCTTCTTAAGCTCTCTAGCTGCTGTAGGAGGTACTGCATCAACATGTTCACCCAATAATACCCAATCACCTACCTTTAGTACTGCTTCTTCTGTGTTTATGATAGTGCTGGCCATCTCCTGCTCACCTGATGAGTTTATGAATAGCTCGCTAGTCTCTTGATATCTGCATCTGATCTGTATAGGTGCTGAGTAGCTGTCATTACCTTCACCATTAATACCGGCTTTCTTCCATAAGGTAACTGTGACCATTCTTATATCTAATAATAATGCCATATTAACCTCTTATGATTCTTCCAATATTAACTGATGAACTAAGGTAAGGCCTAAGCTTATACTCTATAATTGCAAATGATCCCGCACTACCTCCGCCACTGTTATCAAACTCTACTCTGTGTCCATCTACTTCTTCTTCGATGATACGTCGCTCTGAAGGGTTCTCTGTGAAGAATAGATCATCTACAGTGTGTCTCAGAGCAAGCTCTACGCTAACCTGTTTGATAATCTCTGGTATAACACCTACACCTGCCAATGCTCTACCTTCTTTATCGTAGTACTCAGATCTAGGGAATGATAGTGATTGAGTCCTATCTTGTAAGCACCCCTTGAAATCATATCTAAGTTCTAGGTATTCAGTAGCATATATAATAGCTGCCTCTTTAGCTGTAGCAGTAAGCAAAGTCCACTCACTATCTAGGTTCCTATCCAATAGATAGGTATCAGCATAAGCTACATCTATATAAGCATTAGCGTTTGGAACTATACTCCCTGTTTCCACTATTAAAGGCATTTTACTCTCCTAGTATTTTCTTACAATGAGCATCAACCATAGCACGGTTCTTAACAGGTGCATCAGGCCACATTTGACGTAACATCTTACGGGCAATTAGAAAGTTAGGCTCATCAAGGATAGCTTGCGCTGCTGAGGTATGGAATTCATTATCATCCTCTTTAGCTTCAACTACTTCTTCTAAGGATTCTGTGAGGTCTTGTAGGGCTTCCTTAGTATCTTCTTTGGCCTCTTCTTTAACTTCTTTCTTAGACGTTGTCTTCTTTGGTTTATCATTATCAGTACCAACTACTTCAAAGTTCTTTAGCTCTTTTAGGTTCTTAAAGGTTGTTGGGTCTACATCACAATAGAATGTAACACCTGTTGGTAAATCACCAATCTTAGCTAATCCCATCTTTGAACCAATGATTCTATCGCCTTTAGCCATATGCTCTTTGACAAGGTTAAATAATGGACTATCTTCATGGTTGTAGGGCTTCTTGAATAAGACATATATATTGTTACGCATATTGGTTTCCTCTAGTTAATAAAAAAGGAGCCCTGAGGCTCCCTTCGAGTATAACATATAAGATTATCTATGGTAAATTTGGATACCAGGAAGATCTTTCTTAGATGTGTAGACTTTATTCCAACGAGCAGAATCAGCTAACTGTGCATCAGTAGGGTTCTTATCAGTAGACTCATAAGAAATACCCTTGATACCGATAGTGTAGCTCCACTCAGCTTGTATTTGACGTACAAGGTTTTCGCGGCCAGTTACATTTTCAATCATAACGTCAGGCATAACTGATTCGTTGATAACGATAGCGCCTTCAACTAAACCGAAAGTACGGTAAGCATTAACAGTACCAGTCTCTAGAGCATCAACATCTACAAGAGCAGGGCTGTCAACAACGATAACAGGCTTACCTAGAGTAGCTGGAGTACCGCTCATAACAACCATATCAGCAACACCATCAGCAGTAGTAGATGCTGCTTGATTACCAACAAGATCCCAATATGCTTTAGAGTGCATAACCCATGCTTTAATCTTCATGGTGCGATCACCAAAAAGAGGCATAGCTGCAATCAATGCATCAGTAGATAGAGTGTTAGCTGAATCATCATAAACAAGCTCATCAGCACCAGTAGGCTGTAGGCCAGCTAGGTCATAAGCACCAACTAAAGCTGATACAGCAGACTCACGCCATTGCTCAGTGATGTTCTCAGCAGATGCACGGCCAATGTTGAATACCATCTCTTCAGGTGATAGACCTTGATCACGCATTGAATCAAGAGTGAAAGCATAAAGATCACCTT